ATTTCCATTATCATTATATATTTTCTCTGCACTCCCGGAACCATAATACTGATTGAAACAACGAACTTCGCTTGTCACCTCTTCATGGCTTTGAGATATAGTAAACATCTTCAACACTTTTGTTGTATCTTCCATATCTTCATACACGACAGCATTACCACCTTTACCAATAACATTACCTGGCACGGGTGATTTATTGTTGCTAACCCTCGGCAACTCTGACTGAGTATAATCCGCTGGAGGTAACTCCGGCTGCGCATAATCCACTGGAGGTAAATCAGGTCTGTTCGAATGAACAGAGCCTCTTTCTATAGTCGTGCTCACTGGCGATGTATTCAGCATAGCCTCAATTTTTCTGCTAATCTCTCCCTTAGGCCATCCCAACCTGTGCAACAGATTAGTAAAACAACCACTATGACTTTCTCTTGTAACGCAAAACTTATTATCAGTGACCACAACACGATATGTTCTGTTGCCAACCGTTACTTGCGTCCCGCTATCAGAGTGAACAGCAGCATCCCTTACAGAGGATAAAACACGATTATCAGGCGAAGTCAGGTTTCTGGTTAAAGAATTCCATGAACATCCCAAATTTATAGAAGAGGGCGATAACATACATTTCAACCTTCAAAATAAACCTATCTAATTATTCCTAACAGACATCCCCCGTACATGACAACAAAAACCGGAGCCGGACTCCGGTTTTTGTGAAGCTATCGGGTTACTTCATTTCGCCAATATTTTCCCACTTCCCGTCAGCACGCAGGATTTGCAGCGGTCTTACTACACACTGACCCGAGGACGAAAAAAGAGTTCGGGCTGGGAAGAGACAGAAGAGTAGCAATTTCAGAAGCATTCACACCAACATTGAGCTTTTCAGCGAAAGTGGGCACGAATCATTGCTGGACAGGGTTAAAGGCACTGACTCAATCACTCTTCATACGTGGCTTGATCGATATGAAACAATCCTCAGCTAGAGGGGGAGCAAGCCGAAAACATTACTCGACTACGCCAGCAAAATCAGGGTAATTCGAAGAAAATTGCCGGACAAACCGCTCACTGACATATCAACGAAAGAGGTGGCAGCAATGCTAAACACCTACGTCGCAGAAGGTAAAGCGGTTTCCGCAAGAGTAATCAGGTCAACCCTTGTTGACGTTTTTCGAGGGGCAATAGCCGAGGGGCATGTGGCAACGAATCCAGTAACAACAACCCGTGCAGCAAAGTCAGAAGTAAGGCGCTCAAGGCTGACAGCTAATGAGTATGTCGCTATTTACCATGCTGCTGAGCACCTCCCCATCTGGCTGAGGCTGTCAATGGATTTAGCTGTCGTTACAGGGCAGAGAGTGGGCGATTTGTGCAGAATGAAGTGGTCAGACATAAACGATGGTCATCTTCACATTGGACAGAGTAAAACAGGAGCCAAAATTGCCATTCCGCTGGCTCTAACCATTGACGCACTCGACATCTCACTGGTTGATACACTACAGAAATGCAGGGAGGCCAGCAGCAGTGAAACAATAATCGCATCAACCTATCACGAACCACTTTCTCCAGCCACAGTATCACGGTATTTAACAAAGGCGCGAAATGCATCCGGGATCTCGTTTGATGGAGACCCACCGACATTTCATGAACTACGTAGTCTGTCCGCGAGGCTATATCGGAACCAGATTGGCTACAAGTTTGCACAACGTCTTCTTGGACATAAATCTGATTCAATGGCGGCGCATTATAGGGACAGTCGCGAGCGGGAGTGGGACAAAATTGAAATCGGATAATGATTTTATTTTGACCAATAATGACTTACCAGATTTAACAACTTGATATTTAATAAGATTTTGAACGAACAACTTCCATGTCAGAAGGAGAGTAAATTACAAAAATACATTAAAAATCATTATGTTATTCATATAATAGATTAAATAACATACTGCAAAACGCGACAAAACACTACATTTAGAGTCACAATTAATCAATGAGTTAGGTGTGATTAGTGACCTGAGACAGAGCATTAGCGCAAGGTGATTTTTTCTTCTTGCGCTAATTTTTTGTCATCAAACATACAGCCAATCAGAAGAGCATAAAGCTGCCAAGCATTATATGTCTTAGTTTTATGCTCATTTTCATTAAGAATATATATAATAAAACTAATATCAGTATAAAATATTTATAACACTTAGAGTAAAAATGTAATCAAGTTATACAACCAACAATAATTTGAATTATAAAAACAATAACAGAAGGATTTATAATTTATTTTAAGTGTTCAAGCGATAAACTGGTAAATTTAACAACTTAATTTTGAGATCTAAGTCACATCAATCAAGCATTCAAACAGCTATATATAAAGCTGTCCACATCGGATATGTGACACTAATAATATCAATGGATTGATATTATTAATGGATATAAACATGCAATAAGGATTTATCATGAACATTCAACCGATCGTAACATCCGGAATCACCACACAAAACAATCGACATCATCACGCAGAACAAACGTCCCCTACACAAATACCGCAATCCGAATTACCTAATGGATGCGAAACGGGATTTGTTGTTCATATCCCAGAGGATATGCAGCGACATGCACCGGAATGCGGTGAAACAACAGCTCTACTGAGCTTGATAAAAGATGAAGGTCTGCTCTCTGGGCTGGATAAATATCTTGCACCTCATCTTGAAGAAGGCTCTGCAGGAAAAAAAGCATTGGATATGTTTGGTTTATTCAATGTCTCTCAGATGGCATTAGAAATACCCAGCACCGTTCCGGGTATCTCTGGTAAATATGGTGTCCAGCTAAACATTGTAAAACCAGATATTCATCCTACATCAGGTAATTATTTTTTACAGATATTCCCTTTGCATGATGAAATAGGTATTAATTTTAAAGACCTTCCTGGTCCATTAAAAAATGCATTAAGCAACAGCAATATACCAACCACTGTATCGACTGCTGCATCCACTATTGCATCAGCCACTACTTCGACGGTAACCACCGCGTCAAAAGACCCAATACCATGGTTTGGATTAACAGCTCAAGTAGTTCGTAATCATGGTGTGGAACTTCCTATAGTCAAAACTGAAAATGGATGGAAGCTTGTTGGAGAAACTCCTCTTACTCCTGATGGCCCCAAAGCAAATTATACTGAAGAGTGGGTGATCAGACCGGGAGAAGCAGATTTTAAATATGGTGCATCTCCACTACAGGCAACTCTAGGGCTGGAGTTTGGCGCACATTTCAAGTGGGATTTAGATAACCCTAATACTAAATATGCCGTTCTTACCAATGCTGCCGCAAATGCGCTTGGTGCTGTAGGGGGATTTGCAGTATCCAGATTTACTGGTACAGATCCAATGTTAAGTCCTCATATCGGTGCAATGGTTGGGCAAGCAGCGGGGCATGCCATACAGTATAATACCCCCGGATTAAAGCCAGACACTATTTTATGGTGGGCAGGTACTACTCTTGGACTGGCTGATTTAAACAAGGCCGAGTTTGGAGAGGCCAGATTCACTGACTATCCTCGTATATGGTGGCATGCAAGAGAAGGTGCCATTTTCCCAAATAAAGCAGATATTGAACATGCCACAGGGGCTGATATACGCGCAATGGAAGAAGGTGTATCTGTTGGACAACGGCATCCAAATCCAGAGGATGTGGTCATCAATATCGAAAGCAATAACTCACCACATCATAACCCATCAAATTATGTTGATACCGTTGATATAATCCAAGAAACAAGAGTCTAAGCTTTAACTTGTTTATTTTAAAATAATAGCTGAAATGGATGACGGCTATTATTAATAAGGATTAATATTTTTTTCCTAAAATCCCCCACAAAACAAACACACCAGAAAAATTCTAAACACATACACCTAAGCTCAAAAAATAAACTTACTATTTAACTTAGCTTCCGTTTTTAATCAAATATTTTCAGACAGCATCTCCACAGAAAAATTCAGTTACATAAAGACGCCCTCAAGTCATCTGAAACCTGTCAACCACAGACACCTTCTTATATTCCTGATGCCTGTGGCGTTTTTTTACAAATTCCATTCCAAGATGGAACGAAGATGAATTAATATCTGAGGTTAATGGCATAATAAAGCTCCCTGTTTTAATTTGAACTCCAGACTTAAAGGTCCACAACAAATGTCATCCACAAATTTTTCCCTCGTCCCATCAGCACACCGAATTTGCAGCGGCCTCACCACGCACTGTATCGGCTTTTTATCCGCATCCAGTATCACCACCTGCGTGATTACCCTGTCCTGCTCCGGAATAATGCCCTATTCGCTTGTTCTCAGAAATTGCCAGCAACCTTACACTACTTCTTTTGAGCCCATTTTTCGCCAGCCCTGAATACAGGAAAGTGTTAACTGTTTTTATGTTTACCCTCATCTCACTGGCGAGATGGGACGGACGCAACTGACGGTAGATATATCCAAACATCACCACCATCTCTGACATCGTCAGTGCCCGTGCTTTTTTGTTCCAGGTCCACAATCTGTTACGCACAGCATTATGTATATCATGTCCCCCTTTCAACGCTTCCAGATCCAGCTGAATAAAACGGCGTCCCTGAAACATGCTGCGCATTAAATGGCCCAACTGACTATCACAGATTATTAACCAGGATTCTTTACTATCCAGAATAACCCTGCGATTCTCCGGCATAAAAAATTCTTGAGCCAGAATTACACGGCATCCTTTCAGTAACAAACGCAAACCATATTCCAGATAATAATTACGCGTCGCAAGAATGAGCTTCATCGCCGAACTTCCCTGAACTACAGTAGTGTTCCATGCCTCGGTCGCAATCAGAATTTATGATTCCCCCTCCAGGGAACAAGATGGACATATCACTGCTCCTTAAAGGCATCCTTCACTCCATCGTATTAACATGTTTATTACTTCACACTCTAATAACAAATATCCCCTATACATGACAACAAAAACCGGAGCCGGACTCCGGTTTTGTGAAGCTGTCGGGTTACTTCATCCCGCCAATATTTTCCCACGTCCCGTCAGCACGCAGGATTTGCAGCGGTCTTACCACACACTGTATCAGCTTTTTATCTGTATCCAGTATCACCACCTGTGTGATTACCCTGTCCTGCTCCGGAATAATGCCATTCTCATCTGACTCCAGGATGTCTGCCGGCCCCAGTCGCAGTTGTGCTGTAAGCGACTGCACGTGTTCACGGCCATCATGCTTTCCGCAACCACACAGACGCTGCATAAGTTTTTTTAGTATATTCATGTCATTCTCCTGTTCTGCCTGTATCACTGCCCACTTCATCCAGCCCCTTGACATCCTGCCACGGCCCGTCACCAAACCTGACCTGCAAATGCTGAAAAAACCCCTGAACCCGTGTGGCATCTTTGGGGTCAAGAAAGGTCAGTCCGGTGATGAGTGCGCCATCTGTATCCGGGAACCAGCCATTGCTGTTTGTCTCAATAATGTTTCCCGGCCCCAGACGGAACCGTATTTGTGTCTCCCCCGGGTCGCCCTTCGGTCCCTGAGGTCCGGTTGCCCCCACCGGGCCAGCCGCACCTGTTTCTCCTTTCGGTCCCTGTGGGCCTGCCGGGCCTGCCGCACCGGTATCTCCCTTTGGACCCTGTGGACCTGCATTTCCCGTCAGACCGGTCTCTCCCCGCTCTCCCCTGTCACCTTTCGGCCCCCTTTCACCGGTTGCCCCTGCCGGGCCGGTGTCGCCACGCTCTCCTTTATCTCCCTTCGGCCCCTGAGGACCCGCGGGCCCCGGTTCCCCCTTTGGCCCGGGAGGTCCCACCACGGTGGGGATTCGGTTTACGGCTTCTTCCGCCGCTATCCTGCTTTGTTCCGCTGACTGTGCGCTTTCTGCTGACTCCCGGGCTTTTTCTGTTGCGGTCGTTGCATCCCTGGCTGCATTACCGGCTGCACTTTCTGCCGTCTTTTTTGACAACTCAGCATCTGCTGCACTTTGTGATGACTCACTGGCTTTTTGAGCGGCCGCAGAGGCCGAGGACGAGGACGCTTCCTCTGACTGCTTTGCAGCGGCTGCACTTTCTGCCGCCTGCCGGGCTGACTCCGATGCCTCCCCTGCTGAAGTGTCAGCATTTGCAGCGCTCTCTTCTGCCTGACTGGCTGATATGCCGGCATTCCTCGCTGACGTCTCCGCCTCTCCGGCATTCTTCTTCGCCTCCTCAGCGTGACGCGCCGCTTCTTCCACCATCAGTTCAAAACGGCGCAGTGCCTCCGGTCGGACATCATCCTCCGTCATTGCACCGAGGAAATCATTCAGTGTGCCTGGTTTTGAGTCTTCATAGACGGTAATGGTCCCGGCATGTGAAGGCGGAAAACCTTCAACCAGCAGGGTGACGCTGTACTGACCATGCTCAACATCCATGCTGTAACGTCCGGCTTCATCCGGATTTTCAGAGGCCACCGTGTTCACCACCACCGTGCTGCTGGTTCGTCTGGCCTTCAGCACAATGGTGCAGTTCTGTACTGGTTTTCCTGTGCCATCTTTAAGCACGCCAGAAATTTTTACTGTCATACTTTTCCACCAATAAAAAAAGCCCGCAGCAGTGACGCCACGGGCTTCAGGACAGTGTAACTTTACGTTTCCTCAAACGCAGTTCACCCCATAAGGTGGATGAACCTGCGTATCATAACAATATTTACAGAAGATAAATCGGCGTCTGTTGTCAGAAACGGTATCCGATACCAACAATAAATGCATCCGTTCGCCAGTCGCCACTACCGGAACCTTCATAAGCAAGGTCAATGGTCACGGATTCGGTCGGGTTAAACTGCACGCCAGCCCCCCACGCCAGAGACGTGTTGCTGTGGCGACCGTCATCACTTCCGGTCAGCACATCGTGCGTTTTCCCCTTGTTGTCAGTTACGCGGAGATAATCCCCGGAGAAAGTCGACACACGGCTGTAAGCCACACCCACCATCGCATACGCGCTGAACCATTCATTCACGCGTACAGACGGCCCCGCCATCACGCTGAACCAGCGGTTACGCACGGAATCTTCATGCCAGCGGGTATCGCTGTAGTGCGTTTTTTGCTCATCCTCAGCATTGGCATAACTGAAGGACGTAATCAGCCCCAGCGCGTCCGTAAACTCATAACGGTATTTCACGTTAATCCCGTTCAGATTATCGCTGCCGGGAGCGTTCGTACGGGCATGAAGATACCCCGCGCTCAGTGTGGACTGATGTTCAGACGCCCATGCAGGCGCACCGGATACGGACAGACAGATGGCTGCGGACAAAATGGCTGCACAAACTTTACGCATAATTACCTCTCGCTTTTCTGCAATAAAAAAGGCGCCATTTCTGGCGCCCGTATATGGGTTATAAAATTCAGCTGATACTGATGCCTGCGGTGGCTTTCTTCATCACCACAACCAGCAAATCGCTGATACTTGCTGTGGGATACCAGTTATTCACCAGCCATGCTGACACCGAAAACTCCAGTGTCATGTGACCGTGACCGGCAGGCATATCAATAACACCACTGTAAATCAGCGTATTATCCAGCGCGGTACGGTTATAAATTTCAGCACCGTTTTTCCGCACTATCAGACGGCATGAGGAGTAAATATCAGTATGCTCTTTCTCATGTTTAGCGCCGCTGAATGCCACCGCCGGAATAACAATCTGCCGGTCAAACGGCTGATCGTCATAAACCCTGACGGTAATGGTCCCTGATGGCCACCGCTCCGGTGCACGGGAGTCCCGGGGGAAAGCTTTGCCCACTGTTTTAACGAGATCGCCTTCAATCTGGTTGGCGGACAGTTTTCCCAGAACCCGACAGTTTTCGTTAATCGTGACGTTGTTGAGCGTCCCGGAGTTCGCATTCACGTTACCGCTGATATCGGCATTTTTCGCCGTCAGCCGCCCGTCCGGTGTCAGGGAAAATGCCGGAGGATTACCGCCACTGGTAATGGTGGGAGCCGTCAGGTATTTCAGGAACACTTCGTTCATGAATATCTGATCGCCCTGACCAACAAACATCGGCTTTGTGTTGCCATTCGCAGGATTAATCATCGCAATCCGGTCAGCAGCCAGAAGCACCTGACTCTGCATACCTGCTGGCGTATTCTCAATACCGGCTCCGATACCCGCAATATAAAGGCGTCCGTCCTTCATCTGCTGCAGTTTCACGGCCCACATGCTGTTCAGGTTATTATTTGTATCAACCTGAACTTTCTGTATCTGCTGGATTGCCGCGCTCTGATTTTCCAGTTTTTTATTGACGGTCTGCGTGATTTCATTGCTGACATTCGTAATGGACGTCCTGATTTCAGCCAGATCAGGCGCAAGCTGACCGTTATCAATCTGCGTCCACAACTCCTGAGCCAGATGGGTTTTCCCTATCTCTCCTTTGAAAAAATCCAGATAGCCGGATGCATCATCACTCGGCTGGCCAACAGCCTCCACAAATGCCGATTTGCCAACAGTATTCACACTGCGGATATAAAAATAATAATCATGGCCCGGTTTGATATTGATACTGGCAGCTATCCAGTACAGCGCCGAGCCAAGATAGCGGGCTGCGGTTTCAACCTGCCTGATATCCGCAATCCGCTTTTCCGAGAACCAGAACTCAAACTGTACCGTCGGGTCATAAACGGCAAGATGCGGCGTGGCGGTTATCTGAAAATAGCCCGGCGTCAGCTCAATCCGCGACGGTGCTGCCGGTGCGGCAATCCGGAAGGTGGTGGTGGCAGGTTCACCCTGCTGGCCATAGCTGTTTATCGCCCGCACCGTCAGGGTGTATTCCCCGAGCGGCAGGCCGCTGAAACGGTGCTCCGTGTCTGCGGTGATGGCGGTGGTCACCAGTCTGGCATCCGTTCCCTTACCACTGGTCAGGCGCAGACTGAAGCGCACACCCTTCACCACCCGCGGCGTGTCCCATTTCGCCTGCGCCAGATACTGGCCGTCAGCTGCGCTCACCTCCACCGTCAGGTGCTGCACTGCCGGTGGGATGACGCTGTTCAGGGAACCTGACTGCGGCTCAAAGCGGGCACCGTTATCCACGATGGCTTCTTTTTCCGGTACGTGCTGCACCGCCGTGATGGCAAAGGTGCCGTCCGTGTTTTCCCGGACGGAGACACAGCGGAACAGGCGACGGCGCAGTGACGGCAGGGAGAGTCCCCACACCCCGTATGTCTCCACACCATCAGGCAGGGTACTGACCTGTATCCGGTCCGGCGCGGGGTGTTCGGTGATGTCCACACTCACCGGCTTACCGCTGCCGTTAATCAGGTTCACCGTGGCGGCACCGGTCTCCGGAAGTGTCACTTCACGGTCCAGCGTCAGGGTGCGGGTGGCAGCATCAATGGACAGGACACGTCCGCCGGTCAGGGTCCCGGCATAGTCGTTATCACAGATTTCAATGATGTCACCGGGTGTGTGCCGCAGCCCCTGAGACCCGAGCGTGAAATCCACCGTCTGCGTTTCCAGCAGTTCGGTCTTTATCACCCACAGTCCGGCACGGTGGGCCTGACCGCGGCTGGTACAGCCGAACGCGTCCATCTTCAGCAGGTTGCGTCCGTAGCGCAGTATGGCTTCCGGGTCTTCCACCAGTTCCGTGGAGGTCTGCCAGCCGTTCTGCGGGTCGGTGTAATTCACCTCCACCGCCGTGTGCCGGTCCTTCAGGGCACTGAAGCTGTAGCGGAATCCCACGCCGTTATCATCCACCACCACATCGCTGTTGGTGTACGGCCACACCACATCCGACGGGCGGTCCTGAACGAACGTCAGCGTCTGACCGTTCCATACCGGCATACAGCGCATCGCAGAGCAGAAATCACTGAGAACGTCCCACGCCTTACGCTGTTGTGCCAGGTACGCATTAAAGGTCATCCGCGGCTCTGTCCCCCCGAAACCATCCGGGACCGTCTGGTCGCAGTACTGCCCGATGGCATACAGCGCCCACTTGTCCACATCCGCCGCCCCCAGACGTTTTCCCATGCCGTAGCGCGGGTGAGTCAGCATGTCCCACAGGCACCAGGCCGGGTTGTTGCTGTATGCTGGTTTCAGACTGCCGTCCCAGATACCACTGTACGTGCGTTTTTCCGGGTCATAGTTTGACGGCACCTGGATGATGCGACCGCGGATATGGTAGTTCACCGTCATCTGCTGGCCGCCGAACTGCTCCGCATCCACCTGCAGCCCCACAATGGCCGTGTTCGGGTAGCACTGTTTCACATCGATGATTTCGGTGTATGACGACCACAGCGTCTTATTCTGCAGCTGGTCCGTGGTGCTGTCCGCCGTCTCCCTGACCATCCGGATGTTAAAGGGCCGGGGAGGCAGATTATCCAGAATCACCGAGGCCAGGAACTGTGAGGTGGTCTTGCCGTTAATGGTGACGTCCTTTTCCGTCACCCAGCGGCCATTACGCTGTAACTGAATCAGAATCCGGACAGAGGAAGGATTACGGTCGCCCTTTGACGTGGTCTGCACCAGTGACAGCACCCCGAAGGTAACCCGCAGGCGGTCAATGTTCGCGGACGTAATGGTGCGCGTCACCGGTTTTGCCTTCGTCACTTCCACGCCCAGTCCGGTTTCAGCTCCGGAGGACTCAAAGCCTTCCGGTGGTGTCTGCTCCTGCTCCCCGGCGCGCCAGACCGCCGTCACACCGTGTATCACGGGATTACCGTCCGTGTCCGTCAGCGGGGTTTTGTTCACCAGAATACTCTGCAGGCCTTTCACCGGGCCTTCTATCGGTCCCTCACCAATCGCATCAATCACGCTCATCATCTGCGTGGATTTGAGATTGTCTTTCGCCTCACGCGGTGTGTGCGCCTTGCCGCCACCTTTGCCCATTACATCACCTCTTACCGTGATAATTGTTCACTCACAAAAACAACAGGCACCTCACCGGGTGCCTGCGTCATGACGGAATAAAATTTCTGAATATCTTCACATTTTCACACACTGACTGTGGCGCTTATAATTTCGCTGCGTTAGTGTTTTTTTGCCCGAGTAACAAAAACAACTCCTTCACATTGATCTTCATTTGTCTGTCCCCGCAGCTCCGCGATCACTGCGGGATTTTTTTATGTTTTATCCCTGTCGCCCGATAACCACGACCTTTCCGCCCCCGCCTTCATCACGGGTGCTGATGTCCTGGGATATACGGCGGGAGCCAACCAGCATTTCCCCGTAAGGCACCGGCATCGGGTTCCCCTGGGCAATCATGTTATCCAGCGAGGAAAAGTACGTGTTCTGTCTGCCGTTATCCGTTGCGCGGTAATCCGGTGTTTTTGCCTTCGGGGCCAGCATCTGGGCCACACCGCCCAGAATCATGCTGGCTCCAAGTGAAAACAGCATCGTGGTGGCAGAAAAACCACCGGCTGCCAGGGCTGAACCCCATAACGCCATTGATGCCCCGGCAGTGAAGAAAGAGCCCACGATGGCTGCCGCCCCCAACACAATCTGCAGTCCACCCTTTCCGGCCCCGGCCAGTCGCGGCACAATGTGGATGACCGTTCCCTCACCCAGCTGTTCGTGAAGGCGGGCGTACACCACCTCCGGTGCCGTGTCTTCACCGGCAATACGTATCTGGTACCAGCCTTCGTTCATCTGAAGGCGGAATCCCGGCATCTGCATCGACAGGGCACGGATGGCTTCCGCTGCCGTGTTCACATACAGGCTGAGGCGGCGGCCAAATCGTTGTAAATCCCCGTGAAGGCAGATGTGTGCCAGTGGCGGTGACGCCAGACAGAATGCGTTCGTCGTTGCCATTTTTCGGAATACCTCTCCCGTTTACTCAGTTGTTCAGGAATATGGTGAAGCAGTTCACCGTTGCCGCAGTATATGGCGGCATGATTGGCCACCGATGCGCCAAAGCAGCACAGCAGGATATCGCCAGGCTGTGCGGAAGGCAGGGAAATCCTGTAAAAACCAGTCGCCTCCATATTGTCCAGGTACAGGTTCTGACCGTTGCGCCACCAGTCATCCTCACGCTCAAAATCCGGCATATCAATTCCCGCCAGATGGTAGGCATCCCGGAACAGCGTGTAACAGTCCGTCACCCCGTGCTCAAAGCGCCGTCCTGTCAGATGTGGCACACAGCGGAATTTATGAATTTCCCCCCGGCAGACCAGCCACCAGGACAGTGCACTTTTTATCTGCAGCCGCCGGTCGGCCTCGCTCAGCCAGGGCAGACCACCGGGATGACTGTGGACCAGTGCCACAATCTCCCCCTGCATCTCTGCCCGCAGCCAGTCTTCCGGTGCAATACGAAAATACGCCTCCGGCTCTGCAGAGATATTCACACAAGGGATATACCGCTCCCCCTCCTGCGTTCTCACCACGAAGCCGCACGACTCCGCAGGCACACACCGCCAGGCATGCGCCAGAATCGCTGATTCTGTCTGTGTCATTGGATTTACTGCGAAAGTTTGTTAATGGAAAGGAAACCGCCAAAATTGCCGACATTCCTGCGCAGTTCACACCCGCGCATGCACTTGCTGCATCTGTCCTTACGGATATCCGTGGTGGGGTTGTCGAACTCATCCGCCACCGCAGGACCGTTATACCCGCATTCATCTCCCCGGTAATCCCACATACAGGTGTTCGCCAGCATGATGCGACCGGGAAACAGCGCCCCGTCCGTCTCGGTCGGTGTGGCCAGCACAAACGAGGCCGTCATGGCTGTCAGCTGCGACATCTGCTCCACCACCCAGCGGTCACTCAGCTCCTGCTCCGGGTCCGCCTCCGGATTGCCCGCAACGAAATTCACCGCATCCAGAAAACGGGCATACACCCGGCGGCGGACCACCGTGGCCCCCACCAGACTCTGCAGGTCCTCCGCCATCCCGGTGACAAGGCCAAACAGATTGGACACCGTCAGCGACGGGCGGGCACTGCTGCCCCGGCCGTTCATCTCAAAGCCGCTGCCGTCAATCGGGTATGCCTCATACTTACGCCCCTGCCAGGTGACCGGCTCCCCTTTTTCATTCAGCTCATTACAGAAAAAATACCGCTCACCGCCCTGTACCATCAGGTCGATTTCCCAGAGTACCACCCGCGGTGACTGCTCTGATTTAACCGACTCGTTCAGACTTTCTTCGTGAATATCCTGCATCAGTTCACCACCTGCTCAATCGTACAACTGAAATCACTGTACCTGGCGTTATCTGTGACGCTCCACTCCCGGCATACCACCCTCACCGTCCGGTTATGTTTCGGCGGTCGCCACAAAAAGGCACGGTAACCACCATGCCACGATAAAAACTCTTCCAGCCATCGCCGGGTCGCCTCATCCGTCACCCGGAACACCGCCTGAAACGTCTTCAGTCGGGCATTAAGTCCCGTCGGGCGGCGCTGTTCATAACCGTCACCAAACCGTACCCTCGCCACCGACGGTTTCTCACTCACCTGCATCCCTTCACGCGGGACCAGATGCAGCGTTTTTATCTCAGCCACTCAGCATTCCTCCGTCACGTCGCATGGACAGCATCACCGCCTGCACCCGCTGGTCAATCAGTTGCACAAGGCTGCCCGCAGCTTCCGGCCCTATCTGGCCATTAGTCCCGTCATTCTGAATGGCGATATGGTAGACCGGGGAATACACCAGACCTGCACTGCCGTTCATACTGCCCACCGCTCGCACACCCAGCGAGCCATCCGCCGCCCGGGTCAGGGGCATAATGGCTTCAGGACCGGCCTCCCCCATCAGTCCCGCCCCTTTTGCAAAGGCAAAGTACGTGGGCGTATCCACAATACTGTTGCTGTACGCACTCAGGTTTGCCGAGGTATACACCCCGCCTTTTGCATTGGCCACCGCACCGCCCAGCCAGCTACCAATACTGCCGATAAATCCTCCCGCTCCGGACATACTGTTTGCCGCCGTCTTGATCCCGTTGACAATCGCGGCATTCATAAGAACTTTTGATATTTCCTGCAGCACTGATGAGGCCCAGCTGCGCCATTCCACTTTATTTCCGTTCAGCATCTCCGTGATGTTATTCACCATCCCTGAGATACCCTCCGTCGCCAGCTGTGCTGCCTGTGAGGCGTAATCGGACGCATTATCCACCCAGTTACTGAATCCCTCCTGCAGCCCTTTCTGCCAGTCCGCACACTGCACATCCGATTCGGCATAAAAGGCTTCCTGCTCTTTCAGACGTTCACTCAGATACTGCGCGTTCTGTGCCAGAGCCTGTCTGTAAAAATCCTCACTGATATCCCCGGTCTGATACTGAGACTGAAGGTCCGCATCCTTCTGGCGGAAACTGTCGCGGATCTGCTGCAACTCCCGCATGCGTTCACGGAGCCGCTCTCCCTGCCCGTACCCCAGCAGTTCCGCTTCATTTGATGCACGCGCAGCCACATTATCATTCTTCAGGGTCTCTTCCCGGGACCGCAACTGCTCCCGGATTTTTTGCTGGTCAATCAGGGCCGCATTGCGCAGCAGTTCCTGCTTCTGCATCTCCGTCAGGGTTTTCAGTTCGCCCTGCGCAGTCTGGTATTTCAGCTTCGCCAGCTCTGTATTCTGCCCCGCAAGTGCCAATTGCTCTTTCTGCTGCTTCAGCAGCCGGGAAAAACTGTCTTCCGCTTTTTCCGTCTCTGATTTTCCACCCCGGGATTTGGGTTTATTCGCCTCGTTATTGCGCCAGGCTTCCAGGGCATTACTGATATAACGTTGTCTCGCCTCCTGATACGGTTCACCCACAAAACCGAGGTCATCCGCCGCATACCCCAGTCGGACACGCTCTTTTTCTTCCCCTTTCAGTCTGGACAGGGCCAGCTCACGCTCTGTTTTTGTCAGGGCACTCTGCTGTTTATCATCCAGAGTGGCCTGTGGCAGCCGTAACGGCACATTCACCAGTCCCTGCCGCTGCTGAAGCAGTTCATTACCCAGCCCCAGCAGACGGTTGAATTCCGTATGCTGACCGTTCATAACCAGCATGGACTGGTACACCTTATTCTGCTCTGCCGCCTGCTGACGAATTAACGCCACACGACGGTCTTCCAGCCCGGCAAGCACATCCTGAATGGACTGCGCTTTTTCCTGCATCTGTGCCAGACGGGACTGCTCAACGGCAAGCTGCTCTGTTGCCTGAGAAAGCCCTTCCGTCACGGTCTTCACCGATGTCAGATGGTTTATCATGAATCCGTCACCGGTTGTCCAGCCAGGGTTAGCCAGAACATACTGATATCCAGCGATTTTTTCCTGCAGGGATTTCACCCGGCTGGCCTGTTCATCAATCAGCCGGTTCTGCTCTGCCAGCGCCGCCCGTGTTCGTCCTTCATTATCTGAGGCTTCAGGCAAAGACATTGACAGCGTTTTATGCGCGATTTCATCTATCGTCAGTGCATACTGGCGCGCTGACTCCCTGGCCTGCTCCTGATTCTGGTACAGCGTATACCATGCTGCTGCCCCCAGCATCACCAGTCCGGGTACGCCACCAACCAGTCCCAACGCACCAGTCATCAGACGTGAGCCCACCGCCGTTGTACTGTTCAGCGCATTCTGGGCTGCGGTTCTGGCAGCAATATTTCTGTTCAGGCGTTCCTGTGTGGCCGCCAGACGGGCTTCTGCAGCAATCTGCATCTCCGTCCCGCGGGCTGCCGCCACAGCCTGCTGTGCACGGTACACGGCTGCCCTTGCCCGCGCCGTGGCAATCTGCGTCCCCCTGAGCTGTGCTTCCGCCAGTGCCACTTCATTACGTGCTGCCGTCACAAGTCCTGCCGTGGCAGACACCGCTCCGGAGGCCATATTGCCAAAGTACCGGGCAACCCCGACGGCAACCAGCGCCCCAGCGGCTGTTGCCACATTATCAATATTACCGGCAACACCGTTCAGCACGCCGGAGAGCGTTTTCGTCGCTCCGCTGGCTTCATTCGCGCCACCCACCCAGGCCATAAAGGCGTTTTCCACCTTTGTGATCCCGTCAGAGACCGTTTCCGGCATGGCGGCATATTCATCACGCAATACCCCCAGCTGGCTGATTAACGCAGGAACGACTTTATCCGCCGTCAGTTTGCCGTCGTCCGCCATCGCCTTAAGGTCTTTACGGGCCACGCCCATACCCGCAGTCAGTGCACGTACGATCCGGTCTCCGCTTTCATTGACCGAATTAAATTCCTCACCGCGTAACACACCCTGTGCCAGCGCCTGGCTGAACTGGGTGATCACCGAGCCCGCCTCTGCCGTACTGGCACCGGAGATTTTCAGCCCCGTGGAAATGGCCTCCGTCACCTTCAGCACATCATCAGCACTGTAACCATATTCACGCATTGAGGCTGCCGAGCGGGCAAACAGGGCCGCATTATCTGAAAATGCCGTGCCCGTCCGCTGGCTGATATCCATCAGCACTTTCTGTGATGACGAAAATTCATCGGATGACTGCGACGCCTGTTTCAGTCGGGCATTCACGGAACTCCATTCATCGGCCAGAGAAATCAGGTGTCCGGTGGCAAAGGCACCTGCAAATGCCCCCGCCGTTCCGGCAGCTGAAGCGCGGATTTCCGTCAACTGGCTGTTCAGCTCAGCCAGGGCGCGTCGCTGCTCCCGGGCGACTGCGGCAGCCTGACGCCCGCCATTCTGCAGGGTCCGGTAATATTCACTGCCCATGCGGGAAGCCCGCTGGATCTCCGACTGGAATGACTGCGAATTTGCCGAAATTTTGATAATCAGTTCACGTAACGTCGCCATTCACCTTTCTCCGGGCGTAAAAAAACCGCCTCAGCGGTTCTCATCATTCATGACTGTGCTGCAAAGCTCAGCGCGTCTTCCAGCGCCGCAAACGGATCCACCTCCGGCTTATCCTCATCCTCGCCCCAGCAGAGCATGGCGTCCTTCAGTGCAACATTCATCCCCTGTGCCCCAAAAACCGCTTTCACGATCTGTGCATTACGGATATCCCCGCGCTCATCACCCAGCGGGGATACCCTGTCGAACTCCATCCACATCATCGCCTCGCTCACACTCAGGCTGTGCCGCAGTTCGGATAAGGTGCGCCCCAGACGGAGCGCAAGTCGCATCAGAAAGCGAATTTCCGGGCGGGCTACTTTTTTCTGGCCGACTCTGCATCAGCGATCAGTTCCAGTGCCTGACGCAGCAACCGGGCATGTACCGGACCATAGACGGCCAGCACCTGCTCACGGTCGTCCGGAGCGAACACCCGCTGCAGATCCGTATCACACAGGACATCGCAGAACAGCGTCACATCCGCTTCCAGGTTACGGCGGGTTTTCGCCACCACCGACAGGGTATCGTCATCCTCTCCATCACCATTGAGCACTTCCTGCCACAGATACCAGGCCTCTGCCGAAGGCTCCCGCAGCACCACGCTGACATTACCCCATTCCGGCACCTTCACCGTTTTATGACGAAACCCTGACAGTCTGGCCAGCGCCAGCGTTTTCAGATCCTTTTTCATGATGACCCATCCCCTTATCCGGCGGCTGCGCTCACTGTCACGGTGCATTCAACAGACGTCACACTCTGTGCTTTCTCTGCCGAATCGGTCACCACGCAGGTATATTTCCCCGCATCAGCGGACTGCGCACCTGGCTTACTGAAGGTGTCTGTCGTCTGCCCGTCAACCGGCTGACCATCCTTCTTCCAGGCGTATTTATACGGCGGCGTTCCCCCGTTGGCACTGACTGACATTGTCAGCAGCGCACCTGTATTCACGGTAAGTGTTTTATCCAGATTTTTCACAAACGCCAGCGGTACCACAAAGGACACCGGTTTGCCTTTCATACGCAGTGAAAACGTTGCTGCCACCACGCCGTTGGTACCGGATGACCAGGTGTGCTGACGCACTTCCGCCAGGAACTTAAAGCCCTTACCGGACGGAAACAGCACCTTAAACGCATACAACGCGTCATTGTCATAGGCATCACGCAGGGCGTTCTGGGCCTGATTCAGATAAAAATTACCCGACATGGAAATCTCAGACGACGCCCCCAGACCGTTGATGTTCTCCTGCTCGGTGGAGCAGAGCGTGGTCACATCAATATCCTGTTTCTGACCGGCGGTGAACTGGACTTCCTTGATGGTGCAATCCAGGCGCAGATATTCCGCCTTATCCATAGTTTCAGCAGTCGCCGGGGCAGATGAAATCATCACCTGCGTCAGCTGTGAGCGTTCATACAAAGCAGACATTCTGCCGCCTGATAATAAAAAACCCGCACGCGGCGGGGTATGGTTTTGTAGAAAAAAGAAAAAGTCACACCGTGACCTGAAACTCCAGGGTTGCACGGTAACAGCGGTTTTCCGGAATATAGTCCTGCATTTCACTGACGGATCCCGGGGCCAGCAGCATTATGGCTTCACGGGCGTCCTGACGTATCTGACGCGCCTGCGTCACAGTCCCGGCATAAACGTCTATCTGCACCGACACTGAGGACTCCGCCTGCCCGCCCATCACGTCCGCTGACACCGATGAAATCAGGCTGAAAACCACCCACGGAAGCGCCACCGACGGCCTGCCATCCAGCAGGGGGACCACATACGGGTACACCTGCCCGCCGGCAAGATGCGCCAGATGAGGATACAAATCCGCCTCCGTCATCGTCTCAGTACCTCATCAATGGCCCGGTTCATCCGCGCAATCGCCACCTGAGCTGCCTGTTCACTGCGCACATCAAACGCCGGGCGCACAAACGGGTGCGGTGGCATATTCACAGTCCCCATTTCCACAAACCGCCAGTAGAAAGCATTGCGCGGGTTATCCGCCTTCATAGTGTTATCGCTGTTACCGGTGTCCGGATTAACACCACGGATATGGACACCGGATTCCATCCCGCCATCGCGGGAGCGCCGGGAAAGGATCACCACATTGCGGCGCAGTTTTCCCCTGCGTACCGGTGCCCGTGACACCACTTCTTCTTTCAGCACATTCGCACCCGCACGGGTTGCCTCACGCAGCACCCGGTTATTTTCCGCACCACTCAGAAGCTGCAAATCGCGGCTGATGTCCTCCAGCCCCGAAAAATCCAGCAGGGTTTCGATCATTTTTCCCCTCCCAGCCGACAGAGAATTTCCAGACGCCCGCCGGTCGCATCCGGCACGGGCAGCCCGACAACGTTCAGGATCCGGTCACGCCATGGACCACTCAGCACATGAAGTCGTGACGCTGCCGTGATTTCCCGACCGGACTGACCGCGCACCCAGATGCGGATTTCCGCCTGCGCCATTTCCGCACCGGACTGCATCCGCTCCCGGCTGCTCCTGCCACGGATATCCGCATGAATTTTCCCGCATGACACCCATTCTTCCGTCATTTCTCCGGCAGCGTTACGGGTTAACACCCGATTCAGAACACTTATCATCTGTGTCAGACGACCTGCAGATATTGCCATTCCCCCTCCTCATAACACCGTCGGACAACGCAAATCGTAAATCAGCACGGAAACAGAAAACGGCAGCTCCCCCTGAAGCAGTTCTTCCCGCTCCGCAAGATCCGGATTCCGGTACAGCATCCCGGTCAGTCGCATGGCAGCCCCCTTCATCCGGGTTAATGCCTCGCCCGGGATCAGTTCACCGTCCTCACGGATCACTTTATCCCGGCTGCCCTGAATGTAGGCCAGCAGCACGGCGGTAGCCTGACGAACCTTGTCCATCAGCATGTCATCATCCGCGTCATGGTCGACACGCAGATGTGCCTTGATCTCTTCCAGTGTCAGTAATGCCGTCATTTTCCGCCTCCTGCATCCCGCCCACGTTTTGCAGCCAGGGTCCAGGCTGATGAATGAGCTTCTCCGGGTTTATCTTCGGTCATACTGTTGCAGTGCCACAGCGAGCCCCCCCACGTCACCGTATCGCCGGGGTGGTAGGTTTCACCGGCTCTGAACACACCGCGGTAGAGCATCACCGGCAGGGAAAATGTTTTTTCCGTACGCTGGCCACTGCTCTGCCGGACCACCACAGAGAACAACCGCTCACCCGTCATGCTGACGTCAATATCCGCCACCCCGTCAACCAGGCATTCCCATCCCCGCATCCCGTGCGTTTTTTCATACGCCCGCCAGAGTCCGCCCTGGTGTGTGGCATACGTGCCCCGGGGAAAGGATTTTTGATCGTCAATGGCGGGGAGTATTTCCAGAGCCGTGGCATCACGCCCGTCCTGCGGAGCCGGCAGGGCACTCACCGCATCCAGAACCGCCTTCTGCAGAACATCCGGATCGTAGTCACGACCATCACGCGGAACATGAATATGGCTTACCGCCTCCTTCACCATCTGTTCAAGCATCGGACGCACATCATCCGGGGTGAGACTTTTACCGTCTGCCGGCTGCGGAATATTTGCGACCGCATCATTCACCGCCTTCTGCAGAACATCGGGATCATAGTCACGACCGTCGCGCGGAACAGGGATATGGCTTACAGCCTCCTTCACCATCTGTTCAAGCATCGGACGCACATCATCCGGGGTGAGACTTTTACCGTCCGCCGGCTGCGGAATATTTGCGACCGCATCATTCACCGCCTTCTGCAGTACTTCCGGATCGTAGTCACGACCATCACGCGGAACAGGGATATGGCTTACAGCCTCCTTCACCATCTGTTCAAGCATCGGACGCACATCATCCGGGGTGAGACTTTTACCGTCCGCCGGCTGCGGAATATTTGCGACCGCATCATTCACCGCCTGCTGCAGTACATCCGGATCATAATCACGACCATCACGCGGTACCGGAATGGCCCCCACAGCGTCATCCACCATCGCCTGCAGAACCGGACGCACCTCATCCACCGTCACATGCTTCTGTAATACCGCCGACAGGGAAGTCAGTTTCTCTTCAAACGCTTGTGCCTGCGAGGCCATCTTCCCCTCAAATGTGCGCTGTAAATCCGCCAGCACTGTGGAGAATTCTTCTCCCAGTGCACGAATAATGGACAGTTCCCGTTCCGTCATTTTCTCAGTATCCCCCCTGAACATCGCTTTCACCGCATCATGCTCTGTTTCACTGATTGCCTTATTACCGTCAGATGCGCCGTCAGGCAGCTGTGATGAAACTGTTTTCCCGGCAGACGAGAACGGATCCTCACGGGCATCACGACGGGACAGCGCCTCCAGACTGTAGTTCTGCTGCTGAAGATACAGTGCATCACCGCCGGCCAGGGGCGGCAGGTTCTCCCGTTTACGGGCCTCATTGGGCGTGAGAAGCGTATTTTTCACCGCATCCCCCAGCGTTTTCATGCGCCGCTCACTGTCCATTCTCAGCAGCGTGGTGACATCAAATTCTGTACTCTCGTTTTCCCCCGTTTCCAGCGCCTCATCCAGTAACAGTTCAATGGACTCAATCAGCGTCTGCAGGCACTGGGAATAATACTGCTGCTCCAGCGCCTCCACGTTGTCACTGGAAGGCGGTTGTCCCACGCCAATCTTGTAGGCCGGGACACGGAACACCGAACAGACAATTTCAGCGGTCATCTTCAGTTGTTCCACCGTCTGCGCATCCACAGGTGAAAACGTCGTGGGGTTGTATTTTGCCCCGTTGCTCAGAATGGCCGTTTTCCCCGCATTTTCGCCTGTATACCCGCTGTCCCAGTTGCTCTTCAGTTTTTTCGCATTTTCTTCCGTAATACTGCCGGGGATCTCAATCACCCCGGACGGCCTGCCACCATTTCTGAAAAAAGACGTCGAATTTTCCTGAATATGATGCCCCTGCGTGGCCGCCAGCCCGGCGGCATACACCGGCGGCAATCCTATAAGCGGATGAAAAAAACAGTTAAACCGGTCGTGGATCACTTCCCGGGCAGGCACCGTCACCGCCTCCGTGATCCCGCAGTTCCGGTCCGGCGTGATGCGGTAGAACACCTCGCCGTCATCCGCCACCAGAGGTTCAACCCGGCTCCAGTCCAGAATACGCAGTTCTTTGATCTGCCCCCGGGCATTACGGATTTTCAGCACCACCGTATTGCCGTGACGCAGTTTGGCGTTCAGCCACAGTTCAAAAAACTGGATGCGGTTCTGCTGGGCGTTGGGACGACGACAGAGGCGGGCAATATCCCCCCGGCGCGTTTCCCTGCGTATCCCATGCGCATCCGTCTGCATAAGACGCAGCCGCATTTTGGCGATATCCTGGGATATCAGCGAAATACATGCAAACACCGCATGAAAGGAGAGGACGGCTTCAGGATCGGCTTTCACGCCCTGCTGCCAGGCGCCGGAAAAGGGCTCAGCCACCGCCTGAAACAGGCTGGTCCAGCCCACCTCTCTTACGTCACGTCCTGATTTCTGGTTTTTTCGGGTTCGCCGTAAAAGGTTCCACATTCGCCATGCTCCGCATCTCGTTTCTTTTTCTGACCTGCCGGACGTCGCACCGTGATGTACTCCGCCTTTCCCAGGCGAACCAGCACCTCCGCACACGGCTGTGCCACATCACGGATATCCCCGGCCCGGGCATCATGCGTGCCCTGCAGATATCGGATCTTTGCCATAACCTGTTACGGGAGGCGCACGCCTCCCGTCCTCCTTATCAGACTCAGCCGCCGGACGCACTGCCGTAGTTCACTCCGGTGATCACCGCCACCGCCGCGGTACGGCGACGACGCCAGTTGATCCAGCGCTCCGCACGGATGGCCACGCTGCCTGTCTGGAACATGGAAACCAGCTCCACCGGGGACGGCGTGGTACTGTCGCCGGTCGGCTCAGACTGCATTTCCAGTGATGCCTCGCGGGACATATCCACTGCCACGCCTCCGTCATCCGCCAGATAAATATCCGGGGCATTCACCAGCACCAGCTGGTCACCCACGTACTGGGAGACAATCACCGGCAGCCCCTGGAAGGAGCCACCCAGCAGGGTCATGTCCGGGTATTCCTTCTGACCCAGCGCATTTTTACGCATGGACAGTGCCAGGGCATTGGTGCTGGACATCAGCCAGACCGCACCGGTGGGCTGCAGGTTTGCTGCCACAAACTGTCCAAACGCAGCCTCTGCATCCGCATCCGGGTTACCGGTTGATGCCGTGCCCTTCACATCATGGGTGATGGACGCCGGGGAGACATCTGCCACTGCGGCTTTTTTCGGGTCCACAAAGTCTGTATCCAGACGCGCCACCACCGCTTCCGCCAGCGCATTACGGACCAGTGCATCAGCAGCCGGACTGGAAAAACGGATCAATTCTTCCGTCAGTACCGCAATGGCCGACACCTTCGCATGACTGAAGGTGATGGATTCAAAATCAAACTTCGTCAGGGGTTTTGCCTTACCCTCACCCACCCAGCCGGCAGCACCGCCGGACACCTGGGCGTGCACACGGATATTGAACGGCACCTGACGAAGTGCAGGGATCCCGCCCTGACCAAATCGCCCGATAATGGTCTGCGGACGCAGGTAATCAATAAAGTCCTGTGCGTATTCCTGATATTCAGACAGGCTGCCTGCCCACTGCGGATCCGTGGTGGTCCCCGCGCCCACTGCCGATTTCAGGACATGATGCAGACGACTGTCATCCGGATACTGACGACGGGCCACTTCCAGGGCTTCAGATCGGACGCCTTTAGCCGCAGCCAGCGATTTGGCAAAGCGGGCGAAGCCAATCCCCTTATCCAGTTTCTGCTCCACACGGATCACCGGCGCAGAAGCCACCTCGGCCACATTCCCGTTACCGGCCTGTTTCACCGGCTGCGCCGTGGCGGCCTTACCGGCTTCCAGTTCACGCAGGCGCTTCAGGTGCGCATCCACCTGACGGATTTCCGCTGCGGTGTTGTCGTAATGCTCTTCCTCCTCCACATCCAGCGTGCGCCCTTCCTCTGCGGCTTTGGTCATGACCTCCTCAAGGGAGGCTGCCAGCGCTGCACGCTTGTTTTCAAAACTTTTAATCTGTTCGCCAATATTCATTATGGTCTTTTCCTTATGAAAAACGGTTGTTGACTGTGCCGCAGCGCCGGCAGAAGATGCGATTTTCACCACCGGTTTCCGGTTGCCGGACGCGGCAGAAAACGGGCGGTCGTAAGATTTAATGGTCCGGATGGTGCATTCCGCATTCGCGGGCACGGTGACGGCAGACACCTCCATCAGTTCCCAGCGCAGAAAATGCAGTCCGCCTCCGTCCAGAAAGGTGTATTCATGGGGACGGAAGCCCACGGACAGCCCCCTGACCAGCCCGGTCTTAATGGCCGCCCAGACCTCATCCAGCCGGGCAGCCAGTTGCGACGGCATATCCGGTACGGGCTTCACCAGTGTTGCCGTGATTTCCAGCCCTTCGCTGACCCGGCGCACCGTACACTGCCCCACCGGGCGGGAATGGTCATGCTGCCAGAGAAACGGGATCGCACTGCCAAACTCCGCGCCCTCCGGCTCCAGGATGTCACCATCCCGATCCGGAGAAGGCGTTGACGCAATCCCGGTGATCACTCGTTCATCCTCACTGAAGGATTTCACCGTCAGCAGGGAACAGGCCCGTTTAAGAGTCACATCAGCCTCCTGAAAATAAAAAAACCGCCGGAGCGGTTCGTGATGGTTACAGTGTGAACAGGGTTATATGAAAAAAACCGCATATTCTTTCTTTTTCGGTTCCGGGTTAAGGGACATCAGGGAGACCGCATTGAACAGCGCCATCAGCGGGTCAATTTTTCCCCGTCCACTGGCCTGTTTGGTGATAAGAATGGCGTTACCTTTAGGCTCCACCCGGGCATTGCCGACACACCAGGCCATCAGGGGCTGGTCACCATGCACCAGCACCCCTTCAGCCAGTTTGCGCTCGGTGGTTTTAATGGCCCCGCCCAGTTTCCAGCCCTGGCTTATCCCCACCACAATTCCGTCGGGGATCCCGGCTTCCGCCAGTGAATCCAGAATCTGCCCCACCCCTGACGGGTCAATACCGATATGGTCCAGTAACTCAGCCTCATGAATGCGACGCACATATTCCGCCACTTCCGCCGTGTCATCCCCGACACGCCGGACAATGGTCATATCTCCACAGGCAACAAGATCCTGAAACCGGGACGCCTCGCTCTTCCGTCGGACCACCGCGGTTTCATGCGCCCAGGCATGGCCCCAGCCCAGCCATTCGCGGGTCTCCCGGTCACGCCCAATCACATACATCCCCAGCAGATCATCCAGCCCTCCGCCGTCAATCCCCACCGTCACCACATCAGCACGACGCAGGATATCGTCCAGGCTGATACAACGGCCCTGCTCTTCCCAGAAATCAGCCCCCGCCCAGCGGTCAGAGCGCAGGGCAAGACCAATTTCCACATTGGCGTGTTTTGACATGAACCCCCGGAATGTCTCTTCACCGGCTTCCCGGGCTTTACGGTACTCCCGGTACAGAAAGGCCTCATCCACTGAATAGCCGAGATTAGGATTGACCATGGCGAGGTTTTCCATCAGCAGGTGAGCCCCGCTTTCCACCATTTCAGGAGGGTGTTCAAATATCACCGGCAGAAAGTGCGGATCATGAATTTTGCCGTCGCGCACATCCCGGGCGTACTGCAGTTTCTGTCTGAACACCCCGGCGGGCGGTTCATTCGACTGGGTGGTCGTATACACCACAAACCCTTCCGGGCGGGAGGCAAGGCCGCCTATGGCTTCACGTAACATGTCCTCCGCCTTGCACTGCTTGCCAAACAGCCACAACTCATCAATCAGCGTACCCACGGACTTGATACCGGACACCGTATTCGGATCGGCTGCCACCACCTTCAGGGTGGTGTCTGTCACCCGGTGGGTGATGGTCCGGATATGGGTCTGTACCTGGCAGAGGTCATCCAGATCATCGTCACGTCGTACCATATCCCGGGCAGGGTTGAAGGCGTTGGCCGCCACCTCCACAGTCGGGGCCAGAATCGTGTAACCCGCCGCCTGCCGCCAGTTCAGTAACAGTGCAGTCATCATGATCCCCGCGGCCAGCGTGGACTTCGAGTTTTTCTTGGGGATAAGGATAAAAACTTCCTTGATATGGCGTACACCGGTCTGCGCATCGTAGGAGCCAAACAGGGCCGCCACCAGGTCAAACACCCACGGTGCACAGGACTCCCCGAACGTAGGGCTACCAGGTGCATCCACAATCCGCAGTTGTTTAAAAATCGCCAGGGCATGTGCGGCCTCGTCCGGATAAATCGGATCCGGAATAATCGACAGCCCCTTTTTCAGGCGCTCTGCCCAGTCCGGGCAGGCTGTGCTCCATACAGGTATCATCCGTTGCCCTCATTATCGTTATTCACCACCAGTCGGGGTGGCGGTGGCACCGCAAAACGGTTAGCCGCTTTTTTCGCGGCATCACCTTTTGCCGATTTTTTCCCGGTATCCCCTTTTTTATGGTGCGTGAACTGCGCCAGACGCCAGGCCGCATCCAGTGCCAGTTTCGGATCAATGCAGAGGTTTTCCACCAGGATCCGCCCCATGGCTTTCACCGGATCGGGAAGACCATCCTCCATATATTCAATACCAGGAGACATCACCGCGGACGGTGGCATCTCCGGATTGTTTTCGTCCGGCTGTGGTATTGCAGCCGCCTCACGGCGACGGGGTTTATCCTCCTGCTCTGATTTTTTCTGCCGGTAAACAGGAACCTCATCCACCTCCACCGTCTCGCATTGTTTACGGGCTATAAACGCAAGCACCTCCGGATCTTTTGCCAGCTGCGAGCCTTTAACCCTGGCGGTCTTCGCCGAATAACCGGCGGCAATGGCTGACGCTGTTTTGTTTTTCCCGGACATGAGCGCCAGCGCAAATTTTCGTTTTTGCGTTGTCAGCACAGCCTCCTCCCGGGTCCAGAACGCACTCAGCCGGGTATGGTTCAGCCCATTTTTCCCGGCGTCTCATGCCGCAAATGTTAACTGCTGCCCGGTTAACATTTGCTGAAAAAGCCTGTTAACATTTTTTCCGCACAACAAACTGAATAATAAAGATAAAAACCGCAAAAATGCCCGGGCAGCCAGTTAACATGTTAACTGCCCTGAAACGGGAATTTTTTCTCTGCGTGAGAGGGGGCGCGGTGTCCAAAGCGATCGTTTTTTACGCCGGATGATACCCCCCCCCCGGGTTGGGTTACAGTCCGATGATGTCGTCCTCTCTGCCACTACCTCCGGACACCTCCGGCAGCGTCGGGTCCGGCATACCACTCGCCGCTTCACGAGCAGACTTTTGTCGATGGCATTCGGCACAGAGCGTCCAAAGATTCGTCTCCTCATTACCACCACCGAACTGAAGTGCAATTCGGTGATCGAGTTCACTGTCACAGAGGTCAACCACACGACCACAGATACAGCACTGCCCGGCGTCCCTCAGCCAGATATGACGCTTGAGGGAAACACGTGCACTGCCACTGACACGACGCTGCTCCCCCTTCAGAATATTCACCCGTCGGGTATTCAGTGTTTTGATTCTGCTCTGGAGTGTACGAAGCTCAGCCATGTAAAATCCCCGTCATATGGCAATCAGTAAAGGAAATAAATATGTCATCGAAAAACCGGACCCGCAGAACCACAACCCGCAATATCCGTTTCCCCAATCACATAATTGAACAGATCAACATCGCCCTTGAGCATAAAGGGTCCGGTAACTTTTCAGCGTGGGTTATTGAAGCCTGCAGGAGAAGGCTGGCAACAGATGCAACGCATCTGCGCCCGGCCAGCATGACAAATAACGAGAAATGAACGTTCGGTTTCTTCCACCATCGCACCGGACAGGCGACTATGAGGGGACAACGCCGCGCTCCGTTAACGCGGTAAACCCCGGTGTGTATCGTTTTTGATTATCCCCGCACACTCGCGCAGAGGAGTCTCCCTGTCGGGCTGCGGTCTCTGTTAATGCAGGAATACGGCGACAATACCGCGCATGGATAATAAGGTCGCTCAACACACTGGCTGTAATGCAGCGGATACCATGCGGCATTTAGCGGCATTCATCGTACACTCCACGGTTAGCTCTTCATTCGTGGCATTCACCTGAAAGGTCCGGGAGTGTAATTGCGTACATTTACCACTGAACGAACCTTCAACAAGAACACGACCACGCTGCAAAATACGGAACGGAATTGTTCCCTGAAAAGGTTCTACGGTTACCCGTAATTTCTTCATGTATCCTCCGGATAATAAAAAGCCAGCTTAGTGCACTGAGTGCGGATATATTCCTGCGCCCCTTCCAGCTGCTTCTGCATTGTCATCAACCGTTCTCTGAGGATGAAATAATCCCGTTCAGCGGTGTCTGCCAGTCGGGGGCCGGTTGCATTATCCACGCTGGAGGTGCCGGTGGCTTCACGCACGGTACCGGGGCAGGTGGCGTTGACCCGCAGGCGCTTACGACCAGCGGCAACATCAGCGCGCAGAGTTTCATTTTCAGCTCTCGCATCGGCTAATTCCTTCGTGTATCTGGCATCAAGCGCAGCGACATCTCGCTGGCGCTGCTGCATGTCAGTAATAGTGGCATTCGCCAGTTTCAGCTCACTGACTTTTTTATCGCGCTGCGCTTTGTAGGTGATGGCGTTATCGCGGTAATGATTCAGCCCCAGACTAAGCACACCACAGGCTACCAGCATGACAATAATCACCACACACAGAACACGGTTCATATCACCACCAACGGATTGCCCAGACCAGAACAGCAATGGCCACAATACGAATGGCAAATGCCATTGCCCGAATAAGTTCAGCACTCATCTTTTTAAAGTTCACGATTTCAGCGCAATGACCAGTTTTGCCAGCCCATACAGCATCGGAGACACAGCAATACCAACAGCCACCCACTTAATAGCAAAAGCCAGCGCTCTGCTGATGTCATCAGTCACTGTCACCCCAGCAGCCCCGACGAAGACAACATCACCCAGGCGAGGGACAGAAAAAGAGCAACCAGCATTAGTGAAAATGAAATACCGACAATCACACACAGGACCTTTGCCGGCGTTATGAGTTTGTCTGACATAGCTACCCCTTAATTGCCACAATTAACTGGGATACTACCCATAAAAAAGGGATGCTCCAGACCAGCAAAAATTTCCAGTTTGGTAATTGACTAATCATGAGTCGCAACTCCCTAATCAGTTTGCTAAAATCAATCAAGGCAGCCTCCCATAGCTTACTGCCATAAAAACAAAACCCCGCTTGCTGCCAACAAACGGGGTTTTTACTTTTATTCACTTAGGTTTTGCCAGTTCACAGGACTTCGTGTTATCCGCCCGCGTTGGCCAACCTCATTTTTCAGCAAAATATTCTGCTTATCTGTCGATTCCCCAGCACGCCAGCGCGCTCTCCTGGTCACGACGGAATACCTGACCGTAACAGTTATTTGAGCGAATACGGCAGTCTCTGCCACCGTCCTTAATCCACCAGCGAATCGCTTCGCATGCTCCCCTGCGATCACCTGCATTAATTCGTCTGTAAAACGTCGACGGGAAACACTTACCGGGACCAATGTTGTACGGACAGAATGACGCGATCCCCGCTTTCTGGGGTTCGGTCAATGGCACTTTGATGTTTTTCTCCACCCATGCCAGCGCCTTATCACGCTCAATGGCGTTAACCCGGTCGCATTTTTCCTTCGACAACTTCATGCCCGGAACGACAGGTTTGCCATCCACCAGGATGGCACCGCGGCAGATGGTCCAGATACCCGCGCCATCACGGTATGCCGTGGTGTGGTTACCTTCCTTTTCATCCAGAAACTGGTCGAGAATGTCAGGCGCAGGCGCACCAGCGGCAATCAGCGCCAGAACGGCAGCCGACAGGCCGTATCTGATTTTTGCGTTCATGGATATTTATCAGGATTTATCGGTTTCTGCCCACGGACAGGTTTATCTGTTCCGGTCAGTGACTTAAGGTTGTGATTCCGGAGGAGTCTTCAGAGAACCAGTAATTCTTCCCGGTAGCTTTCCTTTGTAGGTTATCCATACATTCTGCGCCTCTAAAATTACGGGGCGCTTTTCCGGCGACTGCTCATCCCCTTCACATAACCCGGCAGCAACATCCAGGAAGACCTGTCTGATGCTCCTTCTGGCTGCTGCCTCATAAAACTCCAGCGCGGCACCTTCAACACGGTCCAGCGAGATGTCCAGGTCAAAAATTTCACCGTCAAAGCGTTTTTTGTCCCGTAACGCTAAAGTTACCGTAACTTTATTCTCAAAATTGCGGATCCCTTTCACAATCAGTTCATAGTTTTGAGTCATTGAATTACTCTCCCCGTGCCGCCTTACGACGGTCCTCTCTGATTTTGAAATACAGGTTAGTCAGATATGTCAGCAGCCCAAACAGCAGACTCCCCAGCACGCCTATTGCCGCCCACTGAGACGGGGAAACCCTGTCCAGCAACTGCAGGAACCAGTAGCCCGTTCCCACCGCTGACGTGGTGTATGACACACCTGTTGTGATTTTTTCCATCTGGTCCATACCCCGTCTCCCGTTATCCGGAAGCTGACAACAATAAAAAAAGCCACCAGTTAAGTACTGATGGCTCTGATAACTCATGCAGGCATCTCAGACGAC